AGACGGCAGGATTGACGCTGCCACTCTGCGGCTCGTTGTTGTCATACCGCGTCAAGCCGCCCGCATACGCCGCGCCGCCGTCCGACACCCCCGCCGGAACGTACTTCACATCCGGCGCTGGCGCGGCGGTGATAGAGCAGGAGCCTCCAACCTCGCAGGAAAAGCCATTCACCGTGACCGTCTTCTCGGCGGTCGTTGTGGGAACATCAGCAGGCATATCGGCATCAACGAGTGCTCGCAAGGCGGCAGTATTGCTACTGTTGCCAGAGGGATCGGTTGCTACAACTTGATTTGGCGTACCCGATGGAGCTGGCCCCGCCGGGCCTTGCGCGCCCGCCGCGCCCGTGGCTCCGGTTGTGCCCTGGATACCCTGCGCCCCAGCGGCGCCCGTCGCACCGGCTGCCCCCGTGGCTCCCTGAATCCCTTGCGCGCCTGTTGCTCCCGCCGATCCGGTCGCACCTTGGATTCCTTGCGCACCCGTTGCCCCAGCCGCGCCCGTGGCTCCGGCCGCGCCTATCGCGCCCTGGATGCCTTGTGGACCTTGAGACCCAGCAGCACCGGCTGTTCCCGCAGCTCCGGCCGCACCGGTCGCACCCTGCTGAGCCATCAGGTTCCAGTAACTCGTCTGCGTGTCTGGTTCTTTGTTTGTCCCGGCCTGGACCGCAATGTAGCTCGATCCGCTGTAGCTCACCGCGTCTGCGATGGCATAGCTCGTCGAGCTGCTCCATGCCCCGCGCCAGGCGATCCCAGTCCCGCCACTACCTCCGCCCGTTCCGCTGCCATTGATCGCTATGAAGTGACCGCCAAAGCAGACACTCTCGGTCGCCACGCCGGAGTTGATGCGCACATCGAGCGCGGGGGAAATACAGGAGCCGGGCGCGGAGCCTGTTCCAATGGTGAAGGCGAATGCAGCGGCTATCGGCACCGTCACCGTCGGCACATAGCTATCCAGCGACCAGGTGCTTCCGCAGATGCCGTAGATCGCGCCCAGATCGATGCCGGTCTCCGAGGTATCAGTTCCCGATGGCGCGGTGAAGCCGATGCCGTAGGGACCCGGCGCGGGCGCTCCTGGATAGATGACCAGGTCGTAGCCATGGCCGGCGGCGGAATCCGTGCATGAGTTCGGCACGGAGAGCGTGCCGCTGAGCGCGCCGCTGACGAGCTGCTGGCAGAACGGCCATTTGGCGAGATAGAGGCCACCGCCCGATGCGCTCACGCTGATGGGATTCCCGTGAGCATCGACGGCCGCAAGGCAGGCCGTCCCATTCACCGCGACGCCGCCGATGTTCACGCTCGCGGCCGTGATTGAGGTCATCGCCTGCGGCAGCGCAGGGATGGCCGCGAAGGAGCCAACGAGGAAGACTGCAAGCAGCGGAAGACGCAGGTATCGCATCTTCGAAGTGTGCATCAGCCAGCGCGATCAGCGTGTATAGCCTGAGCGATCCCGAAGGGAGATAGATGGCGCGGCCGAAGCGTGGAGCGATCCAATATATTCAAGCAGCGAGCGCCGCCAGATGCGCCATCGGCTCGCGCTCCCGGCAAGCTCTTCGGGATATATTCGATAGCCGGTGAGCGATCCCGTTTCTATGAGATGAAGCACTGTCCTGCGCTCGCAACGGAGCGTGTCGCGGACCTCCTTGATACTGAGGGATTCAGCAAGGGGGAATGGAAGCAGATCTTCATCGCGGTGCCTGCGACCGGGCGCGGGCGCCTTCAGGCGCGGCGAGATGCGATATTCGAGGCGAAGTCGATTGCAATAATCCACGACGGAATCGTATTCAATGCGCCACGGAGTCAGTGGGGCGACTTGGTATCTTCTGAAGAGCTTGGCTTTTACCATTCGCCGGGCCGTGGCCTCTTCGACACCAAGGATTCTTCCTATGCGACGCACGTCGATCTCGTCCTTGAGCTGGAAAGGGAGTACCAGCTTTGGCGTGGCTCCGAGAGCAGGGACGACGTCCTGGAATATCTCGTATTGAGCTTCGAGTTTGCAATGGGGCATCATGGCGGGTTAGCTGGCGATCGGCTGCTCCTTTCGCGCTGGGATGTGCTTCAGCGCCCAGTAAACTTTGTTGGCGTCACCCAGCGTGCGTATCTCGGTGCGACCCTTAAGTGGGCTGCGCGAGCTGAGAAGGAAGCCCTTCAGCCGATGCTCGTCCCAGCCCAGACGGGTGAGCTGCGCCTGGATGCGCTCGGTGTCTTCGGCACTCACCATTGTGGTCTCGGCATGGATCTGGTCGAAGCGGCCCTCCGTGCCGGCCTTCTGTGCCTCGTGGCGCGTCATGCGGCGACGGCGCGGCGTCTTGGACGGGGCTTTAGCCCCTAGCGCCCGCTGTAGGCCGTCTATCAGCCGGATGCCTTCCTCGACGGTGAGGTCGCTGAAGCTGGCGATCTGGCGTCGAGTCTGTGCGGATGCCCAGGCCAGCCTCGCCTCGCGCGATGGATCGCCAACGTCGAGCGAGTGCCGTTCATATTGGCCGTAGAGGACCTGAAGACGCTTGAGCGCTGGAGCGGTGATGTTCATGATCATTGCTCCCCGCCGGTTCGTCTGATCGTGACCGTAATCGCTTTTCCGGGGAATAGATCACGGAGTTCGAGGAGGAAAGCCGCTCTTCGCCTGTCGAGTTGGTCGCCCTCGTTTGGGCTGGCAACTCCCATCGCATTTACTACAGGTGCAGACGTGGGACTCGCGCAGCAGCTTGAGCGCCGCGGCGATTTGTCGCTTGCGGTGTTCGCGCCGCCGCTCGGCGAGGTCCGCGGTGCGGCATTCGGCCGAGCAGAACCTGGCCGTCCCTTTGACCAGCTTGCGCGAGTTGCATTCCTCCCACTGACATCTTCGAGGCATCCCCCATCCCCTTCTTTCCGTTGGTGCAAATGCGCGCCCAAAATTCCGTAACCCGCGATGTCGATAAACGGTGATTCACCCAGCGCATCGCGGTCCGTGGCGATTCTCATCTGCTTGTCGAAGCAGCGCACCAAAAGAAGCGCGTCGCCGTACTGCTCCGGCCGCAGCCCGGCGGGATAGAGCAGCCGAAGGAACTCACCAGCCTTGGCAAAGCTGCTGCCATAGGCCGCGTTCTTCTCGGTCACCAGCTCGCCAATCCCGGCGGCGATCTCAATGAATGTCTTCATGCAGCTCCTTTCTTGATGCGCGACGATCATTTGAGAATCTGCGCGATGGCCCCACAGGGCCTACGATGGTCCAACACCAGCCTCCGAGGCCACTGAGGGCGAGGAAGGCGCAGACGGCCGCCACAGCGCCCGCCAGCGCCCATCCGTTGCCGCGCCTGGCATCCAGGTCGCGTTGTAACTCGGCGACGATTAGCCGCGAGGCTTCCAGCGCCTGGGCCTGTCCGGAATTCACATCGGGCTCGGCGTCTGGGAGCCGGTAGGTTGTGCGCGAGAGCGAGACACTGATCTCCAACCCAATCGCCTCGATGCTCCAGCCCGAGTCGCGCAGCACGCTCAGCGCGATCGACGCGTTCTCATCCGGCACCGCCTGCTTCTGGATAAGCAGCCGCGTCATCGGTTTCATTGCGGCGGGATCGCTCATGCGGCCCTCGCTCTCTCGCTTACAGTGCGGCCATCGAAAGATGCGCTCGGAATCACGCGATGGAGCGGCTTTAGCATCTGTTTCAGCCACCACTCTTCGCAGGCTGCAAAGCGATATTCGTCCATGTGTTCCCATACGAACTTCGTAACCGAGTAATGGCTTATGCGGTCATCGTCATTTACGGTGAGCCAGCCTCGCCCAATCCAGCGATCGATCTTGGCGTGGCGCGTGCCGAAGAGCTGGCAGAGCTGGTTGATGCTGAAACCCTCGCGCAGCGCGCTCTCCAGGCCGAGCGTGTAAAGTTTGTTGCGCACCGCCAGCTCCGAGCGGTGCAGGATCTTCGCGATTTTGTAAGCGGGAATCGTTCCGGCCGCATCGCGCATGGAATCGATCTCCCACTGCTCCCAGCGCGTGGAGCTGTAGACATGCAGCCCCAGAAGCTGTGCGCGGTTCTGGAAGATGTAACGAGGCCAGCCGGTATGGTGCATCAGCGCAGAGATCTCAATACCCAACAGCCGCTTGTTCCTGGCCTCGTAGGCATGGCGCAGCTTTGCATCCATCTCCGGCGACCAGAAGTATTTCTGGCGTTCCCTGCTCGACGCGACCAGGCGGCATCCTTTGCAGAAGCCATCCTTCGCGGTCGTCTCTTTCGGGCAGGAGCGGCAGATCATGCCTTCACCTCCGGCATGTAGCGAATGAGGCGCCAGCTCTTCCACTGCGAGTGGGGATAATCGCGTCGGGCGCGGTTCAACTCATCGTTCGCTGACTTGTGGCAAAGATGCGCCGACATTGGCTCCCAGCCCCAGGTGCCGTTGTATTGAACGACGTAAATGACAACGCGTTTCTGAGCGATATTCATCGCGGCACCTTCGGCGATGGTGCGGGCGTTTCGGTGGAACGCCGTTCAGCCCAGCGGAGCAGTCGCCAGGCTTCTATATTCAAGGCCTCGGCAAACGAGAGAAAGGCTCCCAAGCGAGGGAGGCATATACCGTTCTCGATCTTGGATATGTAGCTTCGCGGGCAGCTCATATGGTGCGACAACTGCGATTGAGTCAGGCCGCGCATTTCTCGCACCTTCTTGATTGCCATTCCGATCAGCAGTCGATTCATCTTCATCGCTGCGCCTCTTTCTGCGCAATGGAGTCGCGCACGAAGTTGGCGGCGGAGATGAGGTCGGCGCGGAGGTTCTCGGCGGGAATGCCGCCGCGCCAGAATGCGCATTTGCCGTCGTCGGCCACCAGCGCCACCACGCGCGCGTTGTGCTTGCGGCGCAGCGCGTCGACATCGCGCTCCAGCCCGGAGGTCTCGCGCCGATCGCCAGCGGCCGGGGGCGAGGGCAGGGCTTCAGCCGTGCCCATCGGCGTGCGCGCCGCGATATCGCTGAAGGGCTCAAGCTGCGATCCCTTGCGTTGCGCGGAGGAGGCGCGGAAGTCCTTGGCCTTCGGGCAGGTGGCGAAGTGCGCAACGGCGGGAGCGTGGTCATCCGCTCCGTGCATCGGCATCGGATTCATCGGAATCTTGCCGGCGCGCGGCGTCTGCCACCACTCGATGGCCGCGCCGCAGCCCTTGCACTTCGCGTAGCCGGTCTTGGTGTAGCCCATGCGCTTCATCTCGTGCAGGTTGGCTGGGAAGTCAGACATCAGGCAACCTCTTTCAATTCGAGTTCGATCTGTTGCAGCAGCTCGCTGAGCGTCTCGCGGTCGCGGCGCATTCGGTGGCTGGCGCGCAGCATGGTGATGGCCTGCGCGCGCATCTGCGCCGTGCTCTCGTCGCTCTCCGCCTCGGTGGCCACCAGGTAGTAGCCGCCGCCCTCCGCGTCGCGCGAAGCGCCAAGCTGCACGCCGAAGTTCGTCCGCAGGTCCTGCACCAGTTCTTTCACGGTGCGCGCGCTCAGGTGCATCCGCTCCCGGACCGTCTCCAGCGGGACCGCGCGCCGCTTGCCCTGGTGCGGCCGCAGAAGCCGCAGCAGGAGGCCCTGCGCCGGCGTCGGGGCCCACTGGCAACGCCTGCCCGCGATCACGTCGTCCACGCGGCGCAGCACCTTGCATGCGAAGGAGTCAAACAGCGAGCCCTCCGGCGGCAACGGCTGCGCCGAGCTATAGACGGTTTGATCGAGGTCAGTCATTCAGGCTCTCCGGGGTACAGGCTTTCGCGCCGATTGGAGTCCAACTCACTTGCCAACCCACGCAGATGGGAAAGTGTCCGGGGTGATTTACGCCGAAGTTTGCGCAGCGCACGTTGGTAGATAGTCCAGACCGTCTGCCGATTGAGTCCGAGCCTTGCGCCAATCTCTTCGAGCGTCATCGCATAGCTGGCAGCCATGTCGCTCTCGTTAGTCAGCGCTTTCTCGTTGGGATGTCTCGGCATCGGCTTCTCAGGCTTCTTCGGTGACGGCGCTCAGAACGGCGATGGCCTTCTGGCGCGTGGAGAGGAGGTTGTAGATCGCGTCGATCTGCGGAAGGTTCAGCTCGCAATCGACCGCTTCGATCTCTTCCGGCTCGGCTTCGGGCTCAGGTTTGGCATCCTTCTTGCTGGGGGGGGGCGAACTCTTGCGTTTGCCGCGACCTTTGCGCGGGCCACGGATCGCGTTCACGGTTGCACCGCTGATGCCGTATTTGCGGGCAATCGCGACGTATTTCATAGTGTCGGGTTCGGCGAGGATTTTTTTCCGAATCTCTTCGCTGATTTTTCTTTTAGCCATCATTCCCTTCTTTCCGGTTATTGTTGCGTGATTGGTTCGACAGCCCGTCGGCGGTCCAGAAGTTCCTGATAGATGTCAGCCCAGCCGTTCTGGATCGAGCGGTATTGCGCCACAAGAAATGGCCGGATCGCTCGTTTGTCCTCGTTCAGATAACGACCAGGCGCAATTGTTTCCTCTGCTTGTCCAGCACGGTTCCGATGCTCCAGCACCAGCTTCTCCAGCCCCGCGTCATCGATGTCGGCGATGCGGATCATGGCTTGGCTCCGGGAATCGGGAGACAACTCAGGCAGAGCAACAGAACGCCGATAGCGCAAGCGAGCGCGACGAAGAACTTCTGGCGGCGGGTCATCGGAGGGTCACCCCCGCGGGGAATGCTCTGCCCCATGTTGTCCCGAGGATGCGTTTCTCAACCTCGTTCAGAAGAGACCAATGGAGACGGAAGAGGAGGGAGCGAGCATCAAAGTGCGCCTGAGCCTCCTGCCGAGTCATGCTGCTGCGGAATTGGGAACTGATGCGCTGAGTCGCGTGGTGCAGCACATCTATCGCGCGCATCGTCTCGTCGAAGGTGAACTCGCGGGGAGCTGCCATCACGCGGCCACCTTTCGCAGTGAAGCGAGGAGGCTGTCATAGGCCGACTTCCACGCTGCGCGCGGGGATGCGCAGATGGGCGTATATGCGTCGCCCTGAAGGCCGTGCCGGATAAACCAGCATGGCTTGTTCGCGCCGCGCAGCAACTCGTAAAAGTCGAGCATGGCTTGAGGATCGGCAAGGCGGACGTGCTGTTTCGGGGTTCGAGGGGATGCTGCCATCACCGACCGCCTTCCCGCTGCCTGGTGCGCTCGATCTGAACCTTGTAACGGATGATGAGTCCGCGCAGCTTCGAAGAGAGCAAGCCGGCATTTTTGAGCGCCTGGAGTGCCAGTTCTTGCGAGACCTTCGGGTTCCGCGCGCCATCCAGCGCGGTAAGGTCCTGAAGGCAAGAAGCGATCCCGAGGAGATCACCACGGCATCCAGCGATGATTGTTGAGACCTTTTTCATCAAGCCACCTTTCCAGTGCGCGGCTTGCGCGCTGCTTTCTCGGGCTTGATGACCTCGATCTTTACCTTCGGAGCCATCGGCTTCATGTCGATACAGCGGCCAAAGAGCGAGAGCACCTTCTCGTTGACACGTCGCGGAAGACTGATGGTCTTGAGAACATCCCTCGCTCCCTCGATCATGGTGTGTTTGATCTGGGTGGCGAAGAGACGGGAGAAGATGTTCGGGCCGCTCTGCGTTGCCAGATAAAAGTCGAGATCGCGCGCTGCCGGTTCATTCACCGACGTGGTAAACCCGCGCGTGACGGTGAGCGTGTTGCGCCGGCCAGCCACGCGCTTCGACTGTTCGGCGTGCGCGGGGACGGAGCCGAAGTTGTCGGCAAGGAAGATGAGCCGCTCCTTCGCTTGCTTGACCGCAAGCTCCGCGATGGATGCCCCGCCAACGGCAACCTCGTAGGCTGCGATCTCGTTGTCGATCTCTTCCGGCGTCGGCGGCAGAATGTCGGGGTGCGGGGTTATGGCTGCGGATTGCGGTTGAACGGCGAGGCGAGTGGTCATATATCTCCTAACTGAATTGGTTGAATGGGTCGAATGCGGGAATGTTGGGGATGCGCGCGAGCTGGGCCAGCTCGACCTCCTGGTCGTGCGAAAGGCGGAAGCTGTGCGAGTGCAGATAGCGTTCGGTGAGCCGCAACGCCGAGCCCTGGCCGCAGGCGAAGACGGTGTCTGGCCGCTCATAGTCCAGGTCGCAGCCATGCTCCGGATCGCTCATGGTCAGGCGCCCTTCGCTGTCGATCCAGAGCGCGACCCAGTGCAGGTCCACCGGCTCTTCGCGCATGCATCCCGAGCATAAGGCAGTGCGTACCATCAGAGGCCCTCCTCGCAGCGGATAAGTAACATGAAGAGGAACATGACGGCCATGCCGGCGATGAATCCAAGAAGGAAATAAGTCACGGGCGCACCGCCCTTTCGATGGCCCCGGAGAGCCACGCTTCGGCCACGATGTAGATGAGGTAGAGCGAGACACCAACGAGGAGTACTCCGCCGACGGTGCCGAGCCAAATATCGATGCGCATCCAGTCGACCGAATCCATCCAGCGCTCGATGCGGTCATTGAGCCGCACCGCCCAGCCGCGGTAGCTGAGTTCATGTAGCCCCGCCGCGATCAGCCGCTTCTTCTCTTCCTCTGTAATTGGCTGGCCGCGATCGATGTTGAAGTGCCGGTGAGTGAGATTGGCGGAGATCATACTGCGCCTTCTTTCCGCAGGCGGACCTGCTGCTGAATACCCTCGATGGTGAAGAACAGGTCGCGGGCGGAGATGTAACTGAATCGCTTGGCGACGAGCTTCCCGCCCAGCGTGTGCATGCGCGAAGCCGTCGCCTGGCAGCCCTCCAGGATGCCCGCGCACTGCGCATCGGTCTGCTTGCCCAGCAGCGGCTCCAGCTCGGCGCGGATAATGCCGCGTGACTCCTCGACGCTCGGCCCATTCAGGGCCAGGGTGCGGCGCACCCTCGACCTCCATTGCTCCATCTGCCAGTGGCTGAGCCGCTGCGTCAGGTCGTGCGACCCGGCCAGGATGACGCCGAAGTGCGGAGGAAGGTCGAGCAACTGGCGCAGGACCTCCAGCCCTTTGTGGTCCAGGTGCTGCGCCTCGTCGACGATGAGGAGGATGCGTCCGCGACCGAGGAAGTAGCGCAGCTTGCGGATCAGTTGATCGATGTTTCCATGGCTGAATATCTGGGCTATCTTGCAGCACTCCTGCAAAAACGACTGCGGCGCGTGGTCCACCCGCGCATAGACATAGAGCGCGCGGCTGCCATCGTTGCGCGCGTTGATCTCCCGCTCGGCGGCGCGCAGGCTGAAGGTCTTCTGCGTGCCCGGGGGCCCGTCGATGATGTAGGCCGATCCGCGTTCCAGCGCGGCGAGGCAGGCGCGGCGAACATCCATGAAGTCCTTGGTGCGGTGCGCCGGCGCGGCGCGCTCTTCCATGTGCGCCGACTCCTGCAGATCGAGGAACTCCTTCAGCGCGGCGCGGATGGCGGCCGTGTTGGATGCGGTGGCGTGGTGTAGGTCGTAGGTGCCTTTGAGAAAGAGCCGCAGCGAAGATCCCGCATACCCGACCGCGTCGCAGAGGTCGCTCTGGGTCATGCCGGAGAGCTGGATGAACGCGTTCACGCGTTTCGTCGTCTCCTGGTCGGTGGGCAACGTCATCCGCGCAAGCTCCGCTTTGCGTGCCTTACTGAGCGCCATTCGCTTCCCCCTGATTCAGCCGCGCCAAGTAGCGCGCCGCGTTGTCTTCCGAGTGGGTTTCCTTGATGTCCGAGTCCGCCGGACGGTCCGAGGCGCGGACGGCGCGCTGCGAGATCAGCTCGTCGACCGGGACCGAGGCGAGGGCCAATTCCGCGAGATGCTCCAACTCGGTCTTGTGTCCGGCCAGCGCAACGGAGCGGTGCATCTGCTTTACCGTTCCGGCCGTGGCCTTCAGCAGCCGCCCACGCATCTGCAAGCTGTCGTGGATCGCCGCATCGTTCTCGGCGTGGACTTCGCCGTCGGCGGGATGCTCGGTCAACCGCTCCACCACCAGATCGGCCATGCGGCGGCCATGCGCATCCAGCGCGATGACGTAATCGGGATCGAGTGGGTCGTAGGCGACGACGATGGATGTCTCGTTGGCGCTGTGGATCGCCGCCCAGGACTCCGGCGACGACTGCACCGGCATGTAACGCCGCCCATCGATGGTGATGGCCGTGCGGCGAACCAGGGAGGTGCGGCGTTCGTGGAGCAGCATCGCCAGCACATCGGGATCGGCGGTGCGGCTCTCGGCCAGCGGATACCCGGCGTCGAAGACCTCGTTGGGCGTGCGCCCATCCATGCCACGGCCGCTGTGGTGGTGGCCAGCGTTATAGCTCTGCTCGATCCACGTCTCCGCCAGCTTGATAAAGAAGCTGGCGGGCATCAGGCTCGACGCCGCGCCCAGGCCATGTTTCATAAGCTTCTTGTGCTCGACCTGGGCGATGGTGGCCTGGTCTGGTCGGTTATAGGCGTTGCCCGTCAGGTAGTGGGCGGAGATGGCATCGAAGGCGCTATGCACGATTCTGTTGCCGCGCTCGATCGGCTTGGACTGCGGCGCATATTTGCGGCAGTACTGAATGTTGATTCCGATCTGCGCGATGGGGCCGCGCATCAGGTCTTCTGCAAACTGCTGTATCTCGATGGGGGACGGCCGGCCAATGCGCTCCGCTCCGCGCGCGGCCTTTTTGAAGTCCTCGCCGTTATCGCAGTAGAAAACCCTGCAAGGCCCGTACCGCTTGACGGCGAGGCGCAACGCCGTCGCGATGCTTCGCCAGTCCCCATTCACGGTCCAGCAATAGCCGACGAATTTACGGCTGCGCATGTCCTCGATCAGCGTCAACTGGAGCCGGATCGAGGCATCCTTCGGCGCTCCCGTCATGCAGTCGTTGCGCACAGGCCAATCGTGAGTCATGTGGTCCGCGCACCAAATATCGTTGACCGGGATGTCCGTGAATTTCCGGTTCAGATGCGGAGCGCAGCGCGTGTTGTAAGCGGCCAATCCTTCACGGGCCAGGATCTTCATCGCCTCCGGCAGCGAGTCCAGGTAGTTACGCACCGTCGAATACGACGGCATCTCGGATTCGGGGATGCGAAGCAGCTCGCGGTCGCGCTCCAGCGCGTCGAAGGCCCGCCAGGCCGTGGCGGAGGGATTGAGAAATACGGAAGCGACCAGCACAGCGGCGGCAGGGTACTTCGAGAAGAAGTGGCAGACGCCCGCATCCGAGCGCGTCTTGCGGCCCAGGCCATTCAGTCCAGCCGAGCGGTAGCTCGCCAACCAGCGAAAAAGCGTTGAGCGGCTGGGATATTTGCCTGCGACCTTGAGCGTCTGGCCGATGTACTCGGCGAGGTCATCGAGGCGCTTCACCGAGCGTCCATCTTTCAACCGCAGAGCAAAGTATTTTTCGCGGCCTTCACCCTTGGCGAATTCGTCCAGCGCGCGGATGGCCTCGTAGCGTTCCAGCGCCAATTTCTCTTGCTCGGGTGTGAGCTTGATTCGCGGCCCGTCATTTTCAGATGGAGAAGCCGCGCGGAAGAGAGGCATCAATTCGACCGGCGGCGGAGCAGGGAGTAGTTTCTGCGCCTGAGACGCGGGCCGCAGCTTCGCGGTTAGATCCATCGGCAGGCTCTCTATCAATATTTCCCTCGCGTGTTTTCCGTTGCGGCCTCGAACTTCGCTCTGCCGGGCGATTACGCCCGCCGATACGGCGATCCGCGCCGAGACTGATCGGAGCGAAATGCCAGCGCGCTCCGCAATCTGAGCGGCGCTAAGCCAGCGCGTGTCGCCGGTGGAAGCTGGCAGAGAATGCGCAGCGAAGGGAACAATGTTGATGGGCTGAATGGCCAAGGCAGATGAGCTCATGCGGCCCTCTCAAGAGAGCGCTCGATCTGCTTCTCGATGCGAGCGTACTCACGCTCCAGGGCAGCCGCGACCCGCTTCGACTTCTTCTCCCCGTTCATCACGCGGGAGACGAAGGAGCGATCGACACCTACCTTCCGCGCGACCCGCGCCTGGAGTCCCGCATAAAGCGTGTGCCTGAGAGCGCCGAGTGTAGTAGATTTATTGAACTGGTCAACAGCCATGACCGGAACATTACCGCAAATGCGGTAATCGTGTCAATAGTAATTACCACAAATGCGAAAACACCCACAAAAACCGGGTATTGGCGTGCGACTGACTGCCTTACGAGCCTCACGGCGGATGGGTCTGATTGAGTTTTCCACATACCTTGGAGTCCCCCAATCCTCGGTTTGGAGCTGGGAAAAAGGGACGAGGCCAATTACTGTTGCCGGGCTATTGAAGATCGCAGCACGAGCTGCTCCAGAAGATCGCGACTTCTGGCTGAGCGCAGCTGGCATCAATCCAATAGCCGTTCCTATAGAAAAAGACACGCGACATATCCCCGTGCTGCGCGATGCCGCGGCCTGTGGTACGCCCCGAGCAGTCGACGAGAGGGAAATAGAGTCGACGATCTCGTTCCCCAGTCGCTGGCTCCCGAGTGGAGGAAGCATCGAGGCCATCAAGGTAGTGGGCGATTCGATGTCGCCGCTGCTGGAAGATGGTTTTATCGCGCTGGTGGATGTGGCCAGCCGTGACGTGCTCAGGCTGGTGGGTAAAATGGTTCTCGCCCGCGACGGAGACGGCGTTACGATAAAGTGGTTCCGAAAGCAGGAGGCGATGTTCCTGCTGGTACCGCAGAACCCATCGCCGCGCAATCAGGTCCAGGTGTGGACTACGTCCGATAACCGCGCAATCGTCGGCGAGGTCGTTCGCTGGATTGGCTTCCCGCCGCAGCATCCGAAGAGAAAATGAGAAGGCAGGAGCATGTGGTGTCATAGTTGCCACGGTTGGGCCGGATTTTTTGAATCTGAATGCATGAGCTGCCTCCGATCACGCGCAGAAGCGGCGGTAAATCTTCGCCGTGCTGAGATAGCGAAGAGTACGGACGAGGACGAGGCAAAGAAAATACTAGCTTCCTTTGGAATTAGCGTTGAGCTTGTGCATGCGAAAGAAATAACGGGCATCGCAACGCGGACAAGTTGGGCAGCTCCTTACGATCCGCATATTTGGGATTCGACACGCGAACTGCGGCTGCGCATGTTCGGTTTCGGATTAGAATTCGCTTGTGGTCCACTGGCTATCGGAGACATCGAACTGGCCGAAGCTGCCTTTATGCGTTCGCGCAACGGGATCAACTTTCGCAAGGCTTGTATTGCCTCTGAGTCTTCCGCGCTGAGCCATCTTCGGGTCAATTGGGCTAACGATATCTTCACGACAGCAGCGATGCTTATGAACGGCCACCGGCATTTCGTGGAACGCGGGTTACAACGCCGTGCGAGGGTTTTTCCCTCATACAAGGTTTGGGGCCCACCCGTATGTACCGACTCTCCTCATGGAGCAATCCACGGGTTTATCGCACCTATCGACGACCCAATTTGGGATCGCATAATTCCACCCTTCGATTATGCGTGCGGCTGCGAAATACTCGGCGAAGAATCGGCATCTTCGGTCGGCGATCCAGGGAAAGTCCCAGACTGCGCACTCACCTCGCACGACTGGATGCCAGTCTTTCCCTCGCACCTAAAGCTGAAACGCTTCGAACCCTCGAACCTCTAATCACGTAAGAAAGTGAGAACGAGATGGCGAAATGTATAAAGTGCGGCAAATGGGCAGGGATAGGCAAGACGCAGCATGACGACTGCGAGGAACGCGATTATCAGCCTTCGCCTGCCGGGACGGAGGCAACGGCCGAGGAGAAGATGCTGCTCAACCTTGCTCCCGTGATTCGCAAGTCCGTTTTCCAGGGCGTTCTCCTCGCCGGGCTTGTCTTCATCGGGATCGGGATAGTCATCGGCATCATCGTCGCGGAGGCCTCCGCCCACTGATGCGCCGGGCCTGAGCATCGGCGTCCATTCGACTGCGCTCAGGACAGGCTAAGAAACGGCTTTCCGGTCAATCCGTCAGTTTCGCCTTGCATTCGCTTTGCAATCGAGCTACTCTCGATTCGTGAACTCTCCATTTGCTTGGCCCGGTGGTAAAAAGAACCTGAAAAAGACGTTGCTCTCGCTCATCCCGGAGCATGAAATCTATGTGGAAGTCTTCGCCGGATCGGCCAAGCTGCTCTTCGCCAAGGAGCCTTCGAAGTACGAGGTGCTCAACGACATCAATGGCGATCTGACAAACTTTTTCTGCGTTGCGAAGCACCGGCCCGCGGCCCTGGCCGAACTCTTCGAACACGAGATCATCCATGCCGGCCGCTTCAAGGCCCTGCGCGCCGCTAAGCCCGACGATGAGCTGCAACGCGCGCTGCGGTTTGCCTATCTCATCTGGTATAGCTACGGCGCCCAGGCTCAGCACTTTGCCAGCGCCAGCGCCAAGACATATCTGGGCGGCAAGGCTCTGCGCTCCCTGGATCGGGTCGCGGCGCTTCTGGAGGAAACCTCGCATCGCCTGCGCCATGTGCTGATTGAGCAGCGCGGCTTCCAGGAGATTCTGCTACGCTACGACTCGCCTGTGACCTGGTTCTATCTCGATCCCCCTTATGTCCACTTCCAGTCGAATGGGCAATATCGGCCGCTGGAAGAGGAAGAGCGAATCCATCTCTTCGGTCGGCTCGCCGGGCTAAGCGGCAACTTTCTGATGAGCTTTGACGATTGCAGCGAGGTGCGCGGGCTAGCGCGGCAGCACGGATTCCATCTGAGGAACGTCAAGGTGGGCTATTCGATGGGAAGCAGCCGCGCCTCGCGATCGCATAAAGCCTGTGAGATTTTGATCTCTAAAACACCCATCAAAATAGCGGCCTGAAGGTTCCTCCATCTGTCCCATGTGGCGGGATCGCTCAGCCTGCACATGTATTTTTGCGCCTGCAACTTATTCTTTGGACTCAGACCTGTATAGGTCGGGAACCCAATCCGCTTTCCGAGAGGAGGACGGTTGCGGCAAGCCCAGAGCGAAGTGGAGGGAGGAGCGGCTTGGTCTTGGCCTTACGGGCTGGGGGCGGGACGCTCCAAACACATAGGAGCAGCGCGAGAGATGGGATTCCAGTACAGCCAAGCGACGGGAGAGTTCACCGAGGACGGTCAACTGTTGGCGACCGGCTACAGCGGCAACGGCGACGGCATGAACAATCCCGCCATGCAGCAGGTCCACGGCACGGGTCCGATCCCGCAGGGGAGCTATACCATCGAAGCGCCGCACGCGGACGCGGAGGTTGGGCCGGTGGCGATGTGCCTGGTGCCAGCGGCGGGCAATGCGATGTTCAACCGGGGCGACTTCCTGATCCACGGAGACAACCCCGCGCTGGACCACAGCGCCAGCGAAGGCTGCATCGTCCTGCCGCACACGGCGCGCGCGGCGATCGGCGCAAAGGTGCTGGCCGGGGACGACCAGTTGACGGTGGTGGAGTAGTTTTTTTTGCGAAGCGTTGTATGAGATGCACAACAACAGGAGACGAAGATGGCAAACGAATTGGAGAAGATCGGCGAGGACATCCTGCATGGGGTGGAAGAGCCGTTCAAGTTCATCGGCAAGACGGTGAAGGTGCTGGAGACGGCGATCAAGGACCAGCCGGTATTGAAGGCCGACCTGGCTGCTCTGGTGACGCAGGTGAAGGCGATCGCCGAAGGTGCGACCGTGGACTTGGCGGCAAAGGGCCTCGATCCGGTGACCGACCTGACCACGCTGCAACAGCTCGAATCGCTCTTTCTCTTCATCAAGAACACGCTGGTGCCGGAGATCGAAACGATCTATGAGCAGGTGAAGGAAGACGTGACGAGCACGACAGCGCCCGCAACCCCCTAACGAGGTGCCGGATGCCCAGCGGCGAGATCATGCGGCGCTTTCGCAATTCGACACCCCGCCGGATGGCGGAGCCAAAGTCCAGGAGCGCGCGGCATGATCCAAATCGCGATGACGCAGGACCAGTACACCAAGGCGCGCGCGGCGATCTGCGCCAGCAGCGAGGTGGTCGGCCATGTGGAGAAGGGGGACCTGAGCGGGAGCTTTGTGACGAAGCAGGTTGCGATGGCCTACTACTTCCTTCCCGCGGCCAATGAGCTTCAGCTCAATGTAACGGCGCGCAGCGGCCTGGAGGCGCGCATGGCCAGCGAGGACCAGATCAAGGAACACATCCAGCAACTGCTGGCCAAGGTTTGATTCACCCCGCATCCGGCTCAACCGGCGGCGGAAGAGGAGATGGCAATGAAGACAATCGGAGTTCGGAAGAGGTTGGCGGCGCTGGGATGCATCGCCGTCGTTGCGATGATCTGCATGGCGGTGAGCGGGGGATGTGGGAGGGACCTGCATAAGGCCGCGACGGCCTCGGCGGGGATTGCGGCGAGCCTGAATACAGTGGCGACGGTGAACCACAACGACCCGTTCGAATCGCCGGCGGAGAAGCAGGCGATTGCGAGCTACATCCTGCAGGTAGCGCAGGCCAACGACCGCTTCATTGGCGTACTGAAGGTGTCGGAGACGCAAGGCTCGGCGGTGAACACAGCGACCATCGAGACGGCATTGAGCGCGCTGGTTGCCCAGGTGAATCAACTGAACGCGCAGGGCGTGCTGAAGCTGAAGAGTCCCCAGGCCCAGGCCGACTTCGCGATTGCGATCTCTTCGATCCAGGCCTCGCTCGCCGTCATCGAGTCGATCTATCCGCCGGTGACCGCGCGATCGGCGCTCCCCCTAAAGCATCGTGCTCCACTGGTCCCGCTCTTTGCGGTCACGCTTACAGCCGAGGAGATCGAGGAGCTGATCGCGCTGGTGATTGCGGCGGGCTCCGCTCTGCTGCCAAAGCTGATCGCGCTGCGTGGCGAGACAGACCCCCAGTTACTGGCCAGCGCGGCAGCGGATGATGCCGCAGCCGAGGCCATCGCTGAATCGGACGGAGCCGGAAGGCCGATAGCCTGACAAGAACCCTCCCCGAGGGCTAGACGGCGGGCAGTGCATGGATGGGAGGGGGACGGTTCCCCCTCCTCCCCGCCGGGCAGAAAAGGGAGGTCGGATTGGCATGGCCCACAGGCACGGACCGAGGGGCAAGATCGATGGCAGCACGGAGGAGAGGAGCTGCGAGGGGAAGGTGGCTTATCCGACCGAGGCGGCAGCCTCCGCAGGGCTGAAGTTTTTGCAGAAGGAGAGGGCATTGAGGACGGGCGATGGACTGGTGGTTTACAGGTGCCAATTTTGCCTGGAATTCCACTTTGGCCACCAGAGGCCCTAGGACGCGCCGGGAAAAGTTTTGGCTACACCCCCTCCAGATAATTCGTGTACAGGGGTGCAACGATTTTTCTAGGGGCCATAGCGACGGGATTACGAGGGGGGTCAGACCCCCGTTTTGGGGTTTGGACCGGCTGAGGGGTTTTGGACGGATTTTGGACGGAGGAGCAGGACCATGATTTGGAGTCGGATTCGAGGCTGGTTTGCGGGCAAGAAAACGATCCTCGGCGGGTGTCTGGTAATCGCCGCCGGAGTGGCCGGAGTTTTCACCGGAAAACTGGCTGCGACGGAGGCCTCGGTGGTAGTCGGGGTGGGCATCTCGATCTGCGGCTGGAGCGCCAAGGCAAACCGGCATCAGGAGGAGATACTCCAGGCGCTCGGGATCATTGCCTGCGCCGGGGATGATTTCAGGGCCGGGAACGATAAGGCTGCCATCTTCGACATGAAGCCTTTGGGCGTAGAGGCGATCCGGCTTGTGGCGGCGAAAGGGGAGGTCCCCGAATGAACCTCTTCTGGTTACGCGGAGTGTCGCAGAGTGAACTGAATTCAGCCGCCGCGGCCAAGACCACCCTGCGCGCCGAGATATTCAAGCGGATCGCGCTGGGTGGCGGATGGTCGGTGGGGGCCGCCGTTGTCTTCGGCGCATTCCAGTTGCTGCGCTCCAATCCCACGGACGCCTTCCCGCTGCTGAAGGCGTGGGGGCCGTGGGCCATCGTCACCATCGTGGCGCTGTACGTCTTCTACGACCTGGTGCGGATATTGATGGGCATCGGAAACCAACTGGTGCAGTCCGTGGAGAAGCTGGCCGTGGCGCAGCAGCAGCTCGCGGACAAGGACGATCGCCAGACCCAGGAGATGCAGACATTGACCAGCTACACGGCGCAACAAACGGAGCGGCTGGCGGCGAAGATTGCGGGCGTCCGCGATCAACTGAAAGAGATCAGCGACAAGCTGGACCTCGATCATACGTCCGCATTCAATACCATCAATGCCAAGTTGGATGCGATGGCTAAAGAGAGGACGGCATGACAGCAGTTACGGTAATAGCGAGATTCAAGCGGCTGAGGGGGGCGGTCCTTGGGCTGCTTCGCGACAACCATGACCGCCAGGCCTCGCGCATGGACTCGACGGCCCTGTGGAGCGCACTGCTGCGCGGGCTCTGCTTCGATGTCAGCAAGAACGAAGTGAAGACACTGCTGCAGGACCTGGGCGATCGCGGCTATCTCCGCTTCAACCGCGTGCTCAATCACGACACCGGCGACGCCTATCTGGTCCAGGTAGAACTGACGGCGAAGGGCCGCGACCTGCTGGAAGGGACGATCACCGATCCCGCCGTGGAGATCTGACCCATGACCAAGGCGAGACCTCGCACCGGAGAAAAACGGAAGACCCATCAGCCGCTGAAGATCGACAAGCTACCGGAAAAGGTGCGCTTCGCAATCACCAGGCTGCATAATGCGAGGTTCAAACCCTGGGAGGAGATCGAAGAACAAAGCCGCAAACCCTACAGCGCGAAATGGGAGACCGATGGCGGCGGCTTTATCGACTGGAGCAAAATCGATCCCAAACTTCTTGCGGAGTTCCCTGGAAAGCGACTCCCGAAGTCCAGTCTTCATCGTTGGTACGATCTTCGCGTCGATCAGGTGCAGAGCCAGATTCTGAAGGAGTCGGAGACTGCGCGCGCCTTTGCCTCGAAGTTTGTGGGAGCGGGGATCGATGACGCGAACGATGCGGTCATCAACGCCATGCGGGACGAGGTGTTTGCGCTAGCCGGGAAAATGGATACCGAGAGTCGCGGCGTCTACATGAAATCGCTGAACCAGCTAACGCTGGCGATGACGCGTATCCAGCGGGTGCAGATGTCGGCGCTGAAGGTGAAGGCAGACATTGCGAAGAGCGAGACGGAGCGGGCGCGGATCGCGGCCACCTCCGGAGATCCACGCGAGGTCTACCTCAAAGCGGTGAACGACCTACTGAAGAAGCTACGCACGCGCGAAGCCGTCCGCGCCGTGCTCGACCCAATCAAAGACGAGCTGGTCCAGGAGATGTCGCATGGCGCAGAGGCCTTCGCAAGGCAAATCGAAGCGTCAGCGGCTTGATGAGTCCGCCGCGCGAATACGCGGCGCGTTCGGCATCAACCCGGAGATCGTCGCTATCCAGCGCAGCGATCCGAAGGAGCTGCTGGACCAGGCGTGGCAGATGGCCGAGGAGATCACCGACTTCGCGGTGAAATACCTCTCGCACTTCATGCTGGATGAGAAGACGGGCGAGCTCATACCCCCGGCCGAGTTCCACAAAGAGATCTACCGGCTGCTTCTGACCGAGCAGTTCATCGCCGTTGCGGCGCCGCGCGAGCACGCCAAGTCCACCGTCGTCTCCGTCTTCTGGCCGCTCTATTGCATCTGCTACAAGAAGCGGCGGTTCATCGTCCTCATCAGCGATACGCAACCGCAGGCCGCGCTTCAGCTCGCCGCCATCAAGGAAGAACTCGAAAGCAACGACGCGCTGCGCAAAGACTTCGGCGACCTGGTGGGCGACAAGAAGTGGGATGTCAACGACTGCCGCACGTCCACCGGAATCAGCATCGTTGCGCGCGGCGCCGGACAGAGCTTGCGCGGCCTGCGCTATCGCATGTGGCGTCCTGACCTTGTCGTCTTAGACGATCTGGAAAATGAGCAGGATGTCGATAACCCCGAAACGCGCGAGAAGCTGACCCGCTGGTTCAAGGGCACCGTGATGAACCTGGGCAAGTACTGCCAGATCTGCACTGTCGGTACCATCCTTCACTACGATTCGTTCCTTGCCGACCTATTGGATGAAACCAAATTCAAGCGTTACATCAAACGGCGCTTCATGGCCGTCGACCTGGACTGGACTCCGGAGTCGGTGCTGTGGCCGGCGAAGTGGGACCTGGAATCGCTGCGGCTGAAAGAAGCCGACCTCGGCTCGGTCTTTTTCAATCAGGAGTTCCGCAACCTTCCGCTCTCGGCAGAGACGCAGGTCTTCCAGGAAGCGTGGATCAAGCAGCACCAGTATTTCCGCGAGCATATCGTCGGCGTCGCTCTGGCAAAGATCACCTATCACGATCCTGCGATCAGCCTGAAGCGCAGGGCCGATTTCTTTGGCTCGGTGACGGTTGGCGTCAAGGCTGATGGCAAGATCCTGGTGTTGCGCGCGGAGCAGTCGAAGATGCCGTTTACCAAGCAGGTCGATTACATCATCCGGCTGTGGGACCAGGAGCGGCCGGAGGTCGTCGGCATCGAGGACCAGGCGTATCAGGAAGCGCTGAAACAGACGATCGACGAGGTGAGCACGCAGACCGGCCGCTACATGAACGTCGTCGGCGTTCCGCATTTGACGGACAAGTTCATGCGCATTGCGAAGATCTCCGGCCTTGTAGAGAACGGGACGATCCAGTTCTGCCTCGACGGCACGCAGACCGCGCTCATCAACCAGCTTCTCTATCTGGGAAAAATAAAGGACGACCTGGCCGACGCGCTGGAGAGTGCGGTTGCTCTGGCGCGCGAGATGAACTTCCGGCCAGTAATTATCTCGCTGTCGCCTGAGGTGCGCATCGGCGATCGCGGAGACAACGGCACCGGCCGGGGAATGTTATCGCGCGTGTTCAATCAACTGGAACGGCGCGGTGGTGCGGACCTAGTCAATGGCCCACAGGATTTTGTTCAGAGAGCGAGGAAGACGATATGGCGCCGTTGAATTTGAAGAGGCTACTGGGCAGTGGGCATGAAACGATGGTGTTCCTCGATCTGAAGGAAGCTCGCATGGCGCTGGCGGAGAAGGCAGAGGCCCTGCGCGTGCTTGCGGTGAAGGAAGCTATCCAGCCGTCGATCTTCTCGCTCACCTCGGGCGACGACGATACCGACTACCAGTTCCGCCGCATCACGTCGCCGCAGACGCTGCGCGACCTGAACCCGCTGATGCATGACCGCATGCAGCAGGTGTGCTTCTTCCTGGCCGTCACCACGCCGTTCGGCAAGCGCATCGTCGAGATCATCACCAGCTACGTCGTCGGCGAGCGATTCAAGGTCATCTGCGAAAGTCCCAAATCGCAGGCCGTGATCGACCGCTTCTGGGATGACGACATCAATTGCATGCCCACCCGTACGCAATCGATGTGTACTGAGTTGACCACCTTCGGGGAATTCTGCGTGCCGGTCAGCGTCAACCCGGTGGACGGCTTTGTGCGTCTCGGCTACATCGACCCTATGCAGATTGAGTCCATCCAATACGGCAAGATGGACATCGGCGGCGGCGACCAGATCGTAGCGTTCCCGGTGAATGTAGTGCTGCGCAAGGAAGTCGGCATCCCCGACCAGCGCACGCTCAGCATCATCCGGCGCGAAGAGGACATCAACGCGCCGGCGTGGGGCTACCTGAGCGGCGAGACGTTCTACTTCGCCATCAACAAGGCGATGAGCGCGAGCCGCGGGATCTCCGAGCTGTTCAGCCTGGCCGACTGGATCGATGTCTTCGACCAGATGATCTTCGACTTCGCCGACAAGGTCCGCTTTCTGAATAGCTATGTCTGGCACTACACGCTGACTGGTGCGGACCAGAAGCAGACCGACGCTTATTCCAAGGAGATCACGCAGAACCCGCCGCGCCAGGGTGGGGTGTTTGTGTCGAATGAGAAGGTCGTGGTCGAGGCCAAGACACCGGACTTCAAGGGCGCGGACATGTCGGCTGGCGCGGAGATGGTGAAGAAGTACGGCATCGGCGGCGCTGGCCTGCCGGACTGGTTCTTCGGCGATTCGGGCAGCGGCAACCGTTCCACCGCGACCGAGATGCAGGGGCCGACGGGTAAGAAGTTCACCATGCGCCAACAGCACCAGGTGGACTGCATCAAGCGCATCACCAGCTTTGTGTTGGAGCAGGCGAAGCTGCATGGGATGCTGGGTCAGGATGAGAACACCAATCACACCATTGAAGTCCCGGAGCTGCTGGTACGCGATCTATCTGGCGCCGCTTCTGTGCTGACTGGCGCGACGCAGTCGGTGGCCGAAGCGGAGGACCGCGGCTGGATACAGGGCGAGACAGCCGCGCGCATCTTCCACATGCTGATCGGTCAGCTCGGCACTGAAATCGACGATTCGAAGGCCGAATACGAAGCTGCGCAGCAGGAATTGACGGACAAGAAGGCGGAGGATCAGAACAACCTCTTCCCACAAAATGCGCTGGCTACCGCGATCGCGCAGCAGCAGGGCGCTGAGCCGCCCATCGGGCCGGATGGCAAACCTACGCCGGCGGACGCTGCCGCCGCCGCGGACATGGTGGCGTAGATGGCGACGCGGGCCGAGCTGTATGCGGAACAGGTGACGAAGCTCATCGATGGAGCGAAGAGCCTCACTCCCGAGGCGCGCACGGCGATCGAGGGGCAGCTCGCCATCGCCGACCGCGAGATCCTCGGGCGCATCGCGCAGCTCAATCCGCAGAGCTTCACCGCGGGGCAGCTCCGGTCGCTGCGAGACGACATCGATCGTGCGTTGGCCAAGTTCAGGGCGGCGGCGACAGACAAGGTGAATGCGCTACAGGAGCGTGCCGCTGCGATGGCAACGCATGGCGTCAGTGCGGTGATCGGCGCGGGGCTTGGGACAACGATGCCGCTGGGCACCATCAACATGCAGACGGTGCGGATCGCGCAGGGCTATTCGGCGGACCTGATCTCCGGACTCTCTTCCGATGCGGCGGCCAAGGTCAAAGGGGCCATCCAGCGCGCGTTCCTCGGAGGCCAGTCGATGAGCGAAATTATCGACCAGGTCGGCCGAGCGATGGAGGGCGGAAAGTTCAGCGGCATCTTCACCGACGTCGGCGATCGCGCCATGAAGGTCGCCTTCAACGAAATCCTGCGCGTCCATTCGATCTCGGGGCAGTCACGGATGCAGGACCTGGCGAGCCGCAATAAGGCCATCCAGAAGCGCTGGCTGCATATTCCCGCAGCGCGCGTGCCGCGCATTGGGCACATCCTTGCCAAAGGCCAGACCGTCGCGGTGGACCAACCATTCATGGTTGAAGGCGAGGAGTTGATGTTCCCCCGCGACCCCAGCGGTTCGCCGGAAAACACCATCTTTTGCCACTGCCTCTCGATTCCCTTCATCGCCGATAAAGACCTTTACGCAACGGCGGAAGACCGCGCCACGCTTGCAAAAGTGGGTTTGAGCATGAACGTTTCCTAAAACGCGGAATCCCGCTCTTGTGGGATCGCTCACGCTGAACAGCGAATTTGCCTGACTTGCCTATGCTGATGGAGTCGGAAAACCGTTTTACCGTCTATCGAGGAAATGCCATGACAACCGAGTTACAAATCCCTTCTTCCCCGGCCCATCTTCCGGTAGCGCTCCAGCAGAAATGGAGCGGCATCTACACCGCAGCGCTCAAACAGGCGCAGGTGGACATCCCGAACGATGAATCCGGGCAAAAGCAGGCCGCGCGCAAGGAAGCGAACAAGCTGCTTCGCATCGACGCACCGACGAGCCACAAGGAAGCCGCAGCGATGGTCTCCGATTTCCAGGCCAAGAACGACGATGCCTGGAAGGTGATCGGCCATGGCAAGCGCGTGATCCAGGGCGTCGAGCATCTCCGGGTGGTCACTTCGGACGGCAAGAAGCACAGCTTCCCGGTCCCTCCTCCTGTTCCGGTTATCGCGGAGACCGCGGGGGTAATGAAGGCTGCCGCCAAATCCAAATAAGGATTCCATGCGCCCACAGAAATCACGCCTGATCTGGTTGGCCGTGGCGGAAGCCGCCGCGGCCGATCTGTCGCTATTTGACCGGAGCGCACTTTTAGACGGAGCACTGCTGGCGCAGTTCGGCAACGACAGCGATGGATGCCAGCGCTTCTGGGTGCAGGATGTCTTCACCGATTACGTCATCGCGCGCAGCACCAACGGCGGCAATCTCTATCGAATCGGCTACTCGATCGACAAACTGAACGCGATCACACTGACCGACGCGCAGGAAGTCGAAACGGCCTATGTGCCCGTTGCGGAGGCTGGGCACTTCGTTACGGAGGCCTCCGATTCCGACGCCGCGAACGACGCGATCTACCCGGTGAGCGTGTTGAAGGCAGGCTGGGGCGGAGGAATTCTGGCGGGAAGCTCGCTGCCTCACTACTACCCCCCGGTGTTTGTGGCTGAGGTTGCCGAGGCCGCGAACTCTGCGAAGTTCGGGCGCCGGCATCCGCAGCCCGAGCCGGGCTACCAGTACGGAGAGAACGATCCTGATCGCATTGCTGGCTGGTTCAGCGATGGTGCGGTTGCAGCGAGTGTCTCCGAAGCCCGCGCGAATCTCAATCTGTTAGAGAGCGAGACTGCGTTGCGCGGCAAGTTCGCGGCGGCGCGAAAGGCCGGCAAGCTCGATATGTTCGGGCTCTCGATCCTGGCCACGGTGGGATTCGCGCCGGCGACCGTCGAAGGCAAGAAGTGCCTCGAAGCCAAGAAGCTCGGCAAGCTCTATTCCATCGACCTGGTTGGCGAGGCCGGTGCGGGCGGACGTTTTCTGCAAGAGATGCGCGTGGCCGCCTCGGCCGACGCGAGTGGTGAGATCGCGGCGGCCCAGTTGGCCGCGGTCAAACAAGGTTCGTCGGCCCACCTGGTCCGACACAACAATGCCCAAGTCCGGGAGGACCAGATGAAAAACAAGCAAATGATTCTGCGCGTGATCGAGGCTTTGCGTACTCAGGACGCGACCAGCGCAACCGCGTTCCAGACGGAGCTGAACACCGCAGCCGAAGAGAAGTATGAGGACATCTTCACGCGCGTCACGGAAGCTCTCTCGACCGCGACCACCGCTGCATCGACCGCTGCGCAGACCGCCGCGAATGCGACCCTTGCAGAGGCGAAGAAGCTGCAGTTCGTCAATGTGATGGAGGCGAAGCTGAACGACTCGAAGCTGCCAGAGCCTGCAAAGAAGCTAGTGCGCGGCCATTTTGAGAAGATGACCTCGATTGCGGACGGCGATCTCGACCTGCAGATCACCGCGGTGCGCGAAGCGTTTGCCGCGGCCAACAACAGCGGACGCGTGAGCGGCATCGCTGCGCTCAGCCTCGATGGCCACGACATGGCCCAGATCGCCATGGATCGCATGCTCGGCGTCAAGGGGCACGAGACCAGCGGCGTGATCGCCTTCCATGGCATCCGCGAGGCGTACAGCCACATCACCGGCGACTTCGACCTGACCAAGCTGCGAGCCAGCGGCGCTACGTTCTTCTCGCGCGTTTCGGAAGCGGTGTCCACCACGGACTTCCCCAACCTGCTGTTGAACTCGATGACCAAGCGGCTGTTGCAGGACTACGCCGAGCTGGGCATCGACGGCCTGGACGTCCTGTATCAAAAGGCCAACATCGACAGCTACAAGCTGCAGGACCGGGTCCGCGACGGGTACTTCCCGGAGCTGGCGGTGGTGGCCGAAGGCGCACCGTATACCGAGATCGTGAAGCCCACGGATGAGCGCGTGAACTACGCGGTCGGCAACTATGGCAACCTGCTCACGATCTCCGAGCAGACGATCCGCAACGACGATCTCGGCGCGATTGCTCGCTTCCCCACTCGCCTGGCGCGTGCCGGACGTAAGACGCTGAAGCGGTTCATCACCAACTACTTCCTCAACAACCCGGCCTATATGGCGGATGGCGTGACCTGGTTCAACGCGGCACACGGAAACCTCGGCTCGGCTGCGCTGAGCCAGGACGCGTTGATCGCTTTGGAGATCGCACTCTTCCAGCAGACGGAGAAGGACTCGGGCGAGCAGCTCGGGCTCACGCTGGACTGGTTGATGGTGCCGATCCAGGTGAAGGCGCTGGCAATCCAAATCAACCAGACCAACACCGCCGGCGCGAACACCTTCTTCCACCGCTTCGGCGACAACAACGAACGCATCATCGTCAACGAAATGCTGACCGACGACAACGACTTCTACGGCGGTACCAACCAGGCGAACGCGCCGTTCCTTGAGATCGGTTTCCTCGACGGTCTGGAGCAGCCGCAGATATTCCTGGCCAACAACCCCGTCGTCGGAACGCAGTTCACCAACGACCAGCTGCAGTACAAGGTGAAGCACGTCTTCGGCGGCGCCATCATCGACTACCGCGGCGTGCAGAAGAACGTCGTCGCCGGCTAAGACGCAACCCGAATGAGGAGATGAGGCCCGGAGCGAATCTGCTCCGGGCCAAAGCTCAAGACCAACAGCAGCAACCGAGACGAGGGACCTCATGGCAGACCAGCAACAGCTTCGCAGAAGTTACATCACGCTTCCACTTCCCGGATTGCCGGCGATCGGCGTCGCGCTTGCGACCTTCATAGCCTCGCGTCCCGCACGCATCCTGGCCGCGCAGCTTTGCCTCTCGGATACGGGAGCAGGCGCGGTTACATCTGCAATCATAACTCCGACCCCGGCCGCGTCGACCATCTCCGCCGGTTCTACCGCATTGTTCACACTCACCGCCGCCACCAACACCATGGCGGGCACGCTGGACATTGCCGTCGGTGCGGGTGCGGTGGTCTCCACGATCTTTCCCGCCAGAACTACCATCGCGGCTGCAGTCGTTCAGCTCAATGCCCAAGCCAGCTTCGTTGCGGCCGACCTGGTTGCGGTACAGGGCACGGGCGGGAACACAAACAAGATCACCATCACCGGGCCGGTTGGTGCGGCCGGAGCCAGCACCCTCGACCTCACTGGGACCGCGCTTACCGAGACAACCCTCGGCGGAGGCCCGACCACTGTGATTGTGAATCAGAACGGCACGACGCTGGCCACCGATGTTCCTTTGTCGGTTGCGCAATACGCGACCGTCAACGCGACCAAGGTCAAAGTGCTCGGAACGATCCAGAGCTATCCGGGCGGAGAACGCGTGAATATCGGCGACGTTATCACGGTCGATATGACCTCCGTTCCCGTCACCACCTCGCCCAAAGCCGCCGCCGTCATCCTCACCGTTGTGGAGATGGACATCTAAGCCATGCCCGGCGTCCCCCCCAACCCGCTTCAACCCTTCCTCGACGCGATCGCTCCGGTGATCGCCGACGAGTCGGGCTGGATCACATCTTCGCTCGACCGCTTTGTGCAGCAGGCGATCCTTCAGCGCTACTCGAAGGACCGCCCGCTGTATATTGTCAGCGACGTGGCGGGAACCGGGACGGCATTCACCGCGCTTCCGACTTCGACCAAGGGCACCTTCGATCCGCACTTCAGCGAGATCAAGAAGATCGAATACCCCATCGGCCAGATCCCGGACGAGGATGTGCGCTCGGAGGATTGGGAGATCTACCGCACGCCCAAGGGCGCTCAGTTGATGCTCTCCGCCTATGTGCCGCAGGTTGGCGAAGCAGCGCGCATCACCTGGACCGCGCAGCACTCGCCCGATGGCTCGACCGTGCCGCAGGTGGACTTCTTCGCGGTCTGCGACTATGCCGCTTCGCTGTGCCTGGAGGCGATGGCCGCCCGATCCAGCCAGTTCGGCGACAACACCCTGGGCGCGGACAGCGTGAACTATCGCACCAAGGCGCAGGAGTATACGTCCCTGGCCGCGAAGATCCGCAAGCGCTACTTCAACCACCTGGGGATCGAGGAGAACGCAAGCGGCGTCGAGAGCCGATTTGCCATCTCCACCGGCAACCTGCGCAACATCATGGGCACCGCCGGCGTCGACCGCCTAGTCCATGGTAAGGACACCCGATGAGCGCGCCCGGAATGACAATCAGGATCTCCGGGCTCGACCAGGCCACCGAGGAGGTGCGCGCGGCTATACATCGGGGCGTGCTCGCCGGACTGGAAGCTGTCGGCGTTGAATCGGTGAAGGATGTGGTTGAGAATACCCGCTCACCTTATGGCTCGATGCCGCCCGCCGTCGCCACTGGTAACTTCGTCAACTTAATCTTTGCGACCGTCACTCCAAGCGAGATGCTCAGCCGCCTTCTGGTGCAAGCCGGAGCGCCGGCGGATGTCTATGCCGATCCGCTCAACTATGGCGCGCGCGCACACATGCCGCCAGTCAACGCGCTGCTTCCATGGGTGAAGTTGAAGTTCGGCGTCGAGGATGAGAAGTCGGCGCTGGGAATCGCGTGGGCCATCGCGATCAATCAGCGCAAGCGCGGTATGGTGGGGCGGCACATGTTCGACCGTGCGGAGCAGGTCATCGATCCGCAGGCTCCGTCGATCATCGAGCGTCAGATTGCAATCGCGGTGCGCGCCATCGAGGAGGTGCCCGTTGCCACTGCCTGACATCATCACTGCCGTCACCGCGCGCCTTGCAGCCGTTCCTTCAGCCAGGAACGTCTACAGCTATGCACGCGAAGCCAAAGAGCAGAAGGCCTTCCTCGAACTCTTCAAGGACACCGTCGCCGGCAACATTCACACCTGGATGGTGACGCGCCAGGCCACCGTGACGCGCGACGAGGGCACGGGGACCTATCGTCGCATTCACGAGATCGCCATGATGGGCTACATGTCCGTCAACGATGCAGCCAACAGCGAAGGCACCTTCCAGGGCGTGATCGAGGATGTCTGCGCCGCCTTCGACCCGCTCCCGCTGCGCCAATATCCAAACGCCGAGGGCGTTCCGCAATACGACTGGAGCCAGCCGGTACAGGTCGAAGGGCCAACCGTGCTGTGGTACAGCCAGTATCTATGCCACGCCGTCAAGTTGATTCATCGAGTCGAGGAGCTGATCTATGCAGTCGAATAGCGACACCGTCAATGTGCGCCTCACAGCCGCCGGGCAGGCTGCGGCAAAGGGAGGGCCCCTCTCCGTCCATGGCGGCGCGATGACGCTTACCTTTACCGGCTCCGCGGTGCAGCCGGTCCATCGCGCAATCTGGTTTCAGACGCTTGCCCCGACAGCTCCCTTCGGGCAGCCGTGGTTTGAGCTTGCCCCGGCTGCATCAACCGCGCCTTCGCCGGTTGCCGCACCGGTTGCAAAGCCGATCGCGGCCGCTTCTCCCGCGCCGGTTCCAGTTCATACGAACGCTCAAGTTCCCGAGACATTCATCGAGGCCGAGCATCTTGGCGGCCCTGTCCTTCATCCATCGTCCGCCGTAGCATCCGTGGCCACAACTTCAGCACCGGAGAAATAGCCGGAGCAATTCAATCGCACCAAGGAGAATCCGATGCCCCCTATTTTGACCGGTGGTTTTGTTGGACAGAAATCAATTCTGCGGCAGATGGTGGTTGCCGCCAACGCCCAGACATCGTGGGGAACTCCGGTGGCCGCCGCCGCGCTGATCGAGGCGTTGCGCTACGACGTCAGCGGATACGCCAAGTTCCAGCAGACAAAGGAATCCACTTACGGAACCGCCGGCGCAACCAACAGCTTCGCCAACGACAACTGGCTCACCGGCAAGAAGTCGTCGCTGGATCTCGGCGGCCAGCTCACCGACTGGCTCGCGGGCTGGCTGATTGCCTTCGCGCTGGGCAAGGAAGTGGTCACCGGCGGCGTTGCTCCCGCGCCCTACACGCACACCTGCAACTTCCTCGATACCGGCCTGGAAGCGCAGGCCACAACGCTCTATGGCCAGGACACCAACGACGTTGCCTACCAGCTCGTCGACATGGGCATCAGCCAGCTCACCATCACCAGCTCCGGCACCGGATCGCTGAAGTTCAAGGCGACCATGATGGGCACCGGCCGCACGGTGGATGGCATCCTTCCCACGATGCCCATTCCGGTACAGCGGCAGCATCTGCTGGGCAGCGATTCGCAGGTCTCGATTGGCCCCAGCGGCGGCGCGCTGGTCAGCTTCTATCCCCGCGTCAAGAGCTGGGAGCTGACCATCGACTGCGGCATGGAGGAGGTGCGCGTCTCCGGCTCCGGCCTCTACGCCTCGCACCTCATCGTCAACATGCCGAAGGTAAAGATGAAGATGGTGATCGCCGCCAACGGCACCGACGACATCTACGGCTGGAAGCGCGCCAACACCATGCTGCAGGCCACGCTGAACACCACCAGCGGCGCATCCTCGCTCAACCTCGCGCTGCCCAACTTCACGCTGGACGAGAACTGCGCGCTCAGCGACGTTGGTGGCACCTCCTGCTGGACGCTGGAACTAGGCGAGACGGACATCCTGCAGGTCGGCATGACGCCGCTCATCACGGCCGTCGTCATCAATTCCGTGGCCAGCTACCTCATAGCGGCCTAACCGGGGGCCGGCCGAGTGACACTGCCCCGGCCGGCTGCCAACCCTTCTTTCGCAGAGCGGCAACTTCCCAGCACGCGCTGCATTTTTGAAATCTTCACCATCCAGATTGAAGGAGCGAACCCGTGTCGAAAATCCATGAAACCCCGAAGCAGATCGAAGCCATCGAAGCCGAGCCAGTCACCATTGCCGCCGAGCCCGCAACGCCCGCACCGGTTCTTGAGCTGACCGAAGGCCGCGCGATCGCGATGAAGTTCGGCGCGCATGAGTACACCTGGATATTCCGCCGCATCACGCGCAGCGACTGGGAGCGGTTCTTCCGCAGCTTCGATACTGAGTCGGTGATGATCCAGGGCGAAGAGACGGAGACCTTTGAGGTCGAGAGCGGAACCATCGATCTGGCGCGTAGCTGCGTAGTCAAGGTCGAGGGCTACACCATGCCGGATGCAGGAGACTGGCGTGCCATGCTTCCGCTCGGTCACTTGAAGGCATTCGGCCAGGTGTTGCGCGATGTGCGCGTCGCGCCGGTCTCGGATGATGCGCCGATCATATTGAGCGAGCTGAGCGAGATCTCGCTGGAGTGCATCTGGGACGGCAAGTCGAAGTGGAGCGGGTTGGTGCATCGCTTCAACCCGCCAACGCTACAGCAGCAGCGCAAGTTCAACCGCGCCTGTGGGACCTATCGCGTGCTGGGCAACGAGCGCGGCAACCGCACCATCTACCCGGCGCGCCAGGCCCTGATGATGGACTTCTACGACGAGCTGATCGTGAGCGTGGACGCCTCGTATCGCGCGAACGGCGATATGCTGCTTGACCGCGCGAGCATCGTCCGCGAGATGGACGCCAGCCACAAGGTCGCGGCCATCCAAGGGCTGCTGAACGCGGGCGGCGCGGGCCGCATCGTTGACGCGGCGAAGGGAGATAGTGACCAAAAATGATCGAGCTTGGCGATAAGGTTGTTGACAAAATCACGGGGTTCGAAGATATCGTTTGCGCGCGACTCACGGGCCTCTTTGAAGCCACTCAAATCCGCATACATCCGTGCAGTCTATCTGCGACCACCGAAATCAAGAATTCAGTATGGCTCGAAGAGGCGCGCTGCGAGAAGGCTCCAGGCGGTGAGCGCGTGTGCGGGTTTGTAGGCATATATGGGAAGCAATGATCGACTGCCGCACCGACTATCCAGGGCTGCGCACGGCGGCGGCGGAGATGTACGTCGAATCGTTCTTGCGCAAGGACCTCGACGAGCTGCTGGAAGGCAGCACGCGCGAGGGCGCGGTCGAGGCGCTCGGGAAGGTGCTCCCGGCGCGCTCTGTAGCTCACGGCTACTACCAATGGGTTGCGTACTTGATGTGGCTGCGCAGCGTGACCGCGCTGCCCGGAGCGCAGATCGAGTTGATGGCGGATGAGGCGGAAGGGCTGCTTGTGTTGGCGGACGCGGAGCGCGAGTTCCGCAATTGCCATCCAAGCTGCTTCAAATGCGGAGCGTTGAACGAAGAGGCGGCATGGAGCTGCCGGAAGTGCCAGGCAGAGTTCAAGAGGTAAGAAATGGCGACGCAGGCGGTAATCAGCTTGGTGGTGGATGAGAGCGGGGCGGTCGCGGGGGTAACCCGCTTCGATCAGCGCGCCAAAGCCGCGTTCGCCGGGACGTCCGCGCAGGCAAAGATCGCGGGTGAGCAGATCACTCTCGTCGGCGCGGCCGGGTCGAAGGCCGGGGCCGCGGTTGAAGCGGGCTTCCAGAAATCCAACGCGAGCATGCTCACCAATATCGAGAGCACGCGGCTGATGTCGGAGTCCCTCGGCGTCCACATGCCGCGTGCTCTGACAAAGCTGATTGCTCAGACAGAGGCATTCCAGGCCATCTCCTCTGTTGCGTTCGGAGCGTTTGCCGGTCTCGCCATCGCTGAAGTTCTCTACCACATGGGCAAAGAGGTCTACGACCTCGGCGAGAAGTGGCTGGATACAGGCGCGGCGGCGCGCGCCTACGGCCAGGAGGTTGAGGAGAACGCCAAGAAGGACTTTGCCAACGTCACCTCGATCGAGGACGCAAAATTCCGGATCGACGAGGCAACGGCCTCTCTCAATGTCTTCAAAGGGGTTGCAGATTATCTGGCGGCCCAAAGCTGGCGGGATCTGTCTAACCCGTCATTATTTATTGCAGACCGCATTGCCGCGGCGCAGGCTTCGAAGCAGTCTGTGGAGAGCCAGCAAAACCTCGACAAGCTCAACCCGAAAGCCCTTGAGGATACGCACAAGAAAAACGTCTCGGACATCGAATATGCGCATGCAGGCGATTCTGCACTCTCCCGGCAAAAGCAGATCACCCAGGAACGGCAGAAGACCGTTGACCTTGCCAAAGAAGAGTTGCGTTATACGCAGGCCCAGAATGCGCTGGAAGATCAGATGTATAAAAACGCGACTGGCCAGGAAAGCCCCAACAAACATGCTGCCGATGCAGGCCTGTCGGAAGAGCAGCAGAAAATCGACATGGCGAGCGCCAAGGCTGGCGCCGACACCGTCAAGCTGAACGAAGAGACGCAGCAGGCGATCCGCCGGATGCGCGCCGAGACGGCAGCGATGGGGCTGAAGGGCGATGATGCTCTTTATGCGCAGGAACAAGTTGAGCTCGCGGGGATGGCCGCCGGCGAGGCTGGCTACGCGGATAAAGTCCGCGAGATCGACGCGCAGACGGCCAAGAAGATCGCCAACCTGCATACCGAGGAAGCCGCGAAGACCGCAGACCTGATCGAGCAGGGCGTGATGGCATCGCTCACCGGCAATGCCCGCATCCTGGAAGACGAGCGATACACCATCCAGCAGATTGAATCGCTGCTCGCCCGCTCCGAGCTGACGTATGAGGACGCGCAGGATCGCAAAACCGCAGCCGGGGTAAAGGCGAACGCGGAGATTGCGAAGAGCCTCCAGGATTACGTCCAGGCCGAGAAGAACCTGCGCGACTCGCTGGAAGTCTCTCCGTTGAAGGGCTACAGCCGCCTCGATGCCGAAGACAAGAAGATGCGCGACGACGCGCTGGAACGCTACCACAAGGTCGCCGACGGCCTTGCCGAGACCGACGCTCGCTATGTGCAGGCCACGCAAACCTACAACCTTGAGCTGCAGGACATCGACAACGGCACCGCGCAGAAGAAGCTCGACCTGCACCAGAAGAACATGGATGAGATTGCCACGATGGAGGATGCTGCCGGCTCGGTCCACTCCGGCTCGCACCAGAAGGGATTGATGGGCATCTTCGCGCAGGAGCAGCAGCAGACCGCGAAGATCGACGCCGAATATGCGAAGCGCGTGCGCATGGCGAATGAATCTGACGACGCCACGGTTGAAGGCCATGCCGACGCCTTGGCCAAGATCTCCGCGGCCGGGGATCTGCGCAACGCCCAGATGGCCGACGAGCAGAACGCAATGCGCGATCGCCTGACCAGCACGCTGGAATCGGCATTCAGGGACCCGATGGGCTCGATCAAGGATGCCATGCAGCACGAGATGATGGAGATCGTCGCCAACTGGATCATGCAGCTCACCATCTTCAAACAGTTCCAAAGCTCGATCCTTGGCGGCCATGCCGCGCCTGGCGCATCCGGCATCCCCGGAGTCACGGGAGCTGCTTCTGGAGGCGGCATCTTCGGCAGCCTCTTCCATGGTTCGTCCCCGCATTCTGGCGGCGCACGGACAGGCGGCAGCGGGGGCAGCGGGGGCGTCTACGGAGGAAGTGGTGGGGTAGGTGCTTCGGAGTACTCCGGCGGCTCCTCGGGCAGTTACAGCGCCGGCGGTGGCAGCTATGGCGGAAGCTCTTCCGGCCCCGTTTCCGCATCCGCGTCCGGAGTTGGCTCGACGGTCAGTGCGGCCGCATCGGACATTCCCGGCCTCGTCCACGGCGTTTCGGCAGCGCAGTCGGCGCGTTCGGACCGGGCAACCGCCGGTTCAATTGCGACTCCCGGCACTGAAAGCTCAGTGTCCGTTCCTGCCAGCTCAATCAGTTTTGACGAGAATGGCAACGCCGCCACGGATGCAATGATAGGCGGCACCGAGCAGCCCCAGAATATGCCCCTCAGCCCCTCGGTTCCCAAGGGCAGCGCCGCCGCAACCGGCGTTGCCGACGCTGCTACCGCGGGCGTCGCCGGCTACGAGGGATATGAGGACACCAAGTCCGACTTCAAATCGGGCACCGCCGGCGGAACGATGAAGGGGATGCTGGGCGATGCCATGGCGGGCATGGCCATCGGCAGTCTGTTCGGCCCTGTGGGTGCGCTGATCGGCGCGGGGGTGGGCGCGGCGGTTGGACTCATCGCGGGAGTTACTGGCGCGGTCATGGGCGAAGGCGGACGCATTCCCGCGCGCGACTATTACAAGAAGACGATCTTCCCCCAGATCGAGAAAGACCGCAACGGCTATGGTGGCGGCGACTTCCAGTCGGCCATCTCGGACGTCAACAAACAGGCCTCCGATGGCTTGACCTACATGCGCTCGAAGTGGGGTGGCAGCGCGGCCGACTGGGTCAATCAGAACTATCTGCGCAAGGAGCAGATCCTCGCCGTCGGCGAAATCGGAGCGCGCGCAAAGGGTGGCAGCTACGCAGTCAGCATGAGCGCGAAGCAGTTCCATGCGGGTGGCGCCATCGATGGATTCGGGGAACTGTCTACAAGTCCCAATGAGGGATTCATCCACGCGATGCTCGGCGAGGCGGTCATCAATCCCACGGCTGCGTCGACGCACGCCCCCGCGATCGGCGCGATGAACAGCGGAGCGTCACCGGCGGAGATGGCTTCGATGTATCGCGGCGCGGACGGCAGCGGCTCTTCGGGCGGAGACATTCACCACCACTACAACATCAGCGCGATCGATGCGAAGGGTTTCGACTCGTTCCTTCGCAACGGCGGTGCGCGGCAGATCGTAAAGCACGTCAACAATTTTGCAAGCCAGTATGCGGGAGATGGCATCAGTGGCTGAGACCGACATCCTCAATCCGACGACCGAGTTCTGGAAGACGCTCAACGACAGCCCGAACCCCAGCTTCGGGTTCGAGCGCCGCAGCGCCTCCAATTCTTCGCTCTCGAAGGCGAGGCTGGGCGCTCCCTACTCTCGCGAGACGATGAACGATGGTTTCGCCTTCTCGCTGACCTATCTGAACCGTCCGTGGTCAACCATTCTTCGGCTGAAATACTTCTACGAGGCATTCAAGGGAGGCTACTTCACCTACATCGACTACGACGGAGGTGGGCGTCACCACGTCGGCCGCTTCACTACCCCAATCTACGAGAAAGAGATCGCCAATGGTTCCTATAGCGTCCAGAGCGTTGTCTTCCAGGAGATGCCGCAGGCGCGAATGCTGAAATACCCATGCGACTTCGTCAACTGGTCTCGCACCATCAACGTGCTCGACGACTTCATGAATCAGGCCGTCGCCACTTATTCGGTTACCGCCGGGGCGTGGGCTCTCCAGCTCAATCCAGCACTTGTCGCTCCGTCGGTCACTGATCCGACGGCCTATGAGATTTACAACGCAGCGCCCACTCTTGCCACCGTCGCGCCTGCGAACTGCGATTGGGCGCAAATCCAATATGTGGGCTGGGGATTTCGGATGCAGTTCCGCCAGGCCGCGAATCTTGGCCAGGTCGCCATTCTGGTTGATGGTGCACCTTTGTGCATCATCGACCTCAGCTCCGGGTCTCTGCCAGTCGGGAGCGCGGCGTTGCCCTCCGGAGTCACCGTTGCCAATGGCCTCCTCACAGTGCGCAAAATGCCGCTGGATATGCACCGCGTGATGGTGCAGGCCTACGCGGCGAACGCGGGCGCAGGCACGGCCGCAATCTTTCCCGCTGTCACGGTGATCGTCTGATGCCCCTCATTCTCACTCCCGCTCTGGTTGGCGCCCTTTATTCCTATGAGTTTGGGATGCGCACAACGGAGGGCTACTCCGTGACTGAATCAGTCACCGCCGGGTCTCTCCCCCCTGGACTTATTCTCTCCGATTATTGCCCTGATGATACACATGGTTTGCTAAGTGGCACTCCCACGGTCGCAGGGACTTACCTATTTACGATCACATTTTTGCGCCCCCCTTTTATAGCTCCCGACGCCGTTGAATGTTCACTCGTCGTTTACGATGGTCTTCTACTCAACAGTTCTATCGCCAACAGCGGTTCGATTGGGACGCCCTACAGCCAAACTGTAAGTGCATCTGGTGGAGCTGCTCCTTATAGCTTTACGGTGACCTCAGGAGTTCTGCCTTCTGGCTTTTCTCTCGATGCGGCGACAGGCATATTGAGTGGCACTCCGATCATCGCGGGTTCGTCTGCCTTCACCCTGACGGTCACCGATTCGGCCGGGTTTACGGCCTCTGCAAACCTCTCCATCACAATTTCCCCTCTGCCTGGCTCTGGCTCCTCCACCGGATCGACTTTTATTCCCCTGGCGGCGAGCGGCGGTTGCGCCCCAGTCCTTCTCGTTGAAGTCGAGACGGCATCCGGCAACAGTTACTTCTGGTCGGAGCATAAATGCATCTGGCCATCGATACTCACCGGAATTCCTGAGCAATTTTTGGATTGGGTTGTAGGTCAGCCGAAATTTACGTTGTTTGGAAGCACGCAGACCGATACCGCATCTCTTGCCGTGCAGAACATCTCTGGAAATACGGTCACGCGCGACGTGGCAACAGCCTGGAGTCAGAATGAGTTTATCGGCGCGCTGGTAGTCTGCCGACTCTGGCGCGGCGACGCGGAGTCGTCGTGCTTTACCTTTATTGGTACGGTCGCAGCAGCAGAAATAGATGAGAGCCGGATGCAGCTCACGCTGGAAGGCTTCGGCAACTTCAGCGACGTGGCTGCGCCAGCCTACGACATCGACGTGACCTGCCCGCTCACCTTCGGGTCGGTTGCATGTGGCTCTACTTCTCCCACGCCCTGCGACCTCACCTACGGTGGATGCAGCTCCATAAATCGCTTCGCGGGTGTTGTGACCCAGTGGGACCAGGAATGCCCGAATGTCCAGTATGCGCAGCCAGCGCCCGCCGTCTTCTATAACCCCGCGAGGACATTCTGATGCCACTAAACCCCGCATTCGCCAGCCAGAGCACGCGCAAGCTGCCGCTTGCCTTCGGCTATATCATGGGGTCGGGTGATGAGGTGCTTTCGACAGTCGCGATCGACGGCTCACAATTCTCTGGTCGCTTGCTCGGCGAGGGTGAGTGGGATGGCTTCGAAATGATGAGCACCTTCCCGGTCGCGGCCGTCGGCTCGCAGACTGCGATTCCGCCACATATGGTCTGGGCTAAGAGGGTGGTCCCGAACTCGCAGACCTACACTTCTGGGATTTATTACAACACCCACACGCTGGCCACCTGGTACGACTATCCGGGCTTTCAGTGGGGCCAGCCATCTCTCCACTTCCATGCTGGACGCTATACGCCCATCGGCACGGCAATCCCTGTTCTCGATCCAGTCACAGGATTGGTCCCCGCGAACTCATCGCAGTCCTATGGCCCCGATCAAGGCTACGACGAATGGTTCTCCCAATTCCCGACAGTAACTCCGCCTCAGTCTTTCAGCGGTATCTCCTACGTGATCTTCGCCATTCCGGGCGCTCCATCCTATGCTCGCGGCGTACCTTCCGGCCAGACTATCAGTGGATCGGCCGTCTGGCGCACGACGCGTTGTAGAATATTCGACGGCTATGGCAACGTCGTGAGTTATGGTTTTACCTGCAACCCGGCATGGCACAAAGTAGAAGCGTTGCTTCGTTGTAAAATTCGCCCGCAACAGCCGCCTCTCTCTGGATTGACGGACGCTGAAAAAGCCTGCTTCGACTGGCCTTCCATCTGCGAGCTGGCAGCTCGTAACGACTATATTTTGCCCAACGGCAACCCGCGCTTTGTGGGCAGCTATATTTTCGCCTCGGATGCTTCGCTCACAAGCATGATGGAAACAATGTGCCGCGTCGATCGCGGTTATCAGCGCATCGACGCGGGGAAAATATATCTGATTGGCGATGACGCCCGCGCCTCGGTATTTATTGCTTCCGCGAAACACCTTGTTTCCGGCTCCTTGAAACTGGATAAAAAAGATGTTTCTAAAGCGCCCAACCTATTTGTCCCAAGCTATCGCGATCTGGACATGCCGGCCGTCTGCAAGGTCAACAGTTATACACGCAATGGGATGTGGAGCTTCCGCGACGGCGAAGCCTTCGGAATGAGCACCTTCAACTGCTCAACGCCGAGTCCGTTTTCCAATTCGTCTTATCTGACCTACGGCGGTTCCAGCGACCCTTCGCTCGACGGGGTCTATCCAGTCTGGGTTGTCGATGGCGATCCATACCCCGAGGGAGCCGATTTTCCGAATAACACTTATTCCGCTAACACTGACCCAGAGGGTTCACCGATCGTAAATGCAACGGGCGGCTATCTTGGTTCCGACGATGCTCGCTTCTCTTCGCGCACCCCTCGGAACGTACAGCATCTTTCTGCGCGGCACATGGTTCCGCGCCAGGCTCCCGGTCTTCTACAGCAGCCGATAATTCGGCGTGTTATCTATGACTGTGGAAATTCCATCTTCGACCAAACAAACCGACTCATGAAGTTCGAGCGCGATAGTAGTCTCGGCACCGATATTGGCCCTGGATGGCACGCTCCGATCGCTGGCTCACTCTCTTTATATCCAGAGGTTGTCGATGTGAATGGTGCTGCGCTGATTGAGAAGGTGCGGCCCAAAGATGTCATCACACTCGATAGTTGGCTCTACCCCGAAGCGCCTGGTGATTATTTAGTTGAGGAGATGGAGATTTCTACTCCCTCTGACTCTTCGCTCGGGCAGATCGACCTCACCATTCATGCCTACAACCGCGATGCCTACACCGATGTCAGCGACGATCCCGGCAGCTACTATATGAAGGTGCCCAACAGCTCTCTCCCCCTCACCGGCTTTCCTTCGGTTATATCTCCTGCCTGGGTGCTGCGTGCGACGCTTGCCATCTCGGCCGATGTTGCCGGTGACGGCAACCTGACGATTGCAATCCCCGATCTTTCTGTCCAGGTGATGGGCATTGTCGGCCCGACTGCCTATCCAGGTTTCACCGTTTCTGGCATTCCTGCGGGCTCGCCAATTGCTCTTTATGTCTCCGATCCTGACGGTTCAGGCACATCTCCAACCTTCGGCTTCATCGCCGCCCAAGCCATCCCCGCCGACTGGATTCCCGGTACCGATTACCCCGCCGGATGGGTCTCTGGCCCATCCTATTTCCCGCGCCCCTCGTCCGATTCAATGCTTGTCGCAACGGGCACCTTCACGGCCCCCTGAGCCTCGTCAATGACCTCCTCTTTATGGTGAATAGAAAGCGAACAGGAATTTGTTATTTAGTTTCAGAGCTATTTGAGACTACTCTCATTTATCTCTAACAAAAGTCTCAAATATCTTTGCGGCCCTCATACGGCCTGCCAACAGACCGCGGCAATTCGTGGACGGACCGTGTACCCCCCATCCAATTGTTTTGTCGAGGCGCATGTTTGTTACTGTATGATCCTCCTGAAGATCAAATGTCGTCAAACATCCCCAAACCGATAAAAAGTAACTGTCCACCGTTCTTGCGATGGGCGGGCAGCAAGCGCAAACTGCTCCCTATTCTCCAAACATTCTGGACAAACCGACACAACCGTTACATCGAGCCGTTTGCGGGTTCGGCGTGTCTATTTTTCGCAATTAAGCCACCCAAGGCGATCCTTGGCGACCTCAATCCTGAGTTGATCGCAACGTACATAGAGGTGAAGTATAGGATCAACGCTGTTCTAAAGAAACTTAGGAGGCTTCCACCTGCGAACAAGGAGGTATACAAGCGCCTCCGATCAATCGACACTTCGACGATGGAGCAGTGTGCCAGGGCAGCACGATTCATATATCTGAACAGGTTTTGCTTTAACGGCATTTACCGGACGAATTTACTTGGGCACTTCAATGTCCCCTACAGTGGGAACGGATGCGGCTCACTGCAAGAGGACGAAGTATTTCTGAAATGCTCCCGCAGCCTGCGTAAGGCACGTTTTATAAATGGTGACTTCGAACAAGTCCTAAATCACGCAGAAAAGGGCGATCTGGTTTACATGGATCCCCCGTACGCCGTTCGTGCGCGCAGGGTATTCCGTGAATACGACCCAAGTACATTCACTCATGAAGATATTAAGCGGCTGCGATCGTGGATGGAACGACTAAACACTGCTGGAATAAACTTTGTAGTCAGCTATGCCGAATCGGATGAAGCAGATGTTTTGAGAAAAAACTTCTCATACGAGACAGTTGCTGTCCGTCGTAACATCGCCGGTTTTGCAACCCACCGCGCGTGGACCAATGAACTATTAATCACAAATACATGAGAGCCAAGATGCCAGCCCTAAAGCCGACCGAGCCTACAGTGCCGCAGATAATCCCCACGGGACAACTGCGACGTCTCACAGTCGAGGAAGTTAAGCGGAGCAGCAACAATCCCCGTCATCTGTTCGACCCCGACCAGTTGATGGAATTGAAGAAGAATATCGCCGAGCACGGCGTACTCGTTCCAATCACTGTCTATCAGGCCAAAGGCGACGCAAAGTTTTCGATCCTTGACGGTGAGCGTCGGTACCGTTGCGTCGTCGAGCTTGTTAGCGAAGGACGCGTCGGTAAGGACGGGGCGCCGCTGACACTGGACGCTAACGTGGTAGAACCGCCCACAGTAATCGCTGGGCTTCTTTACATGTTCTCTATCCACAACTATCGAGAAGGATGGGAGCTGATGCCCACCGCTCTTAGCTTAAAGATTGTGATGGAGGACCTCGGAACTACTGACAACAAAGCGTTGGAAAAACTGACTGGCCTGAGCGAACCACAGATCGAACGCTGCAAGAAGCTGCTGTTATTCCCGGAAGAGTTTCAGGAGCTCTCGCTCGACCCAAATCCGAAGACAAGGATTCCACCGAACTTCTGGATCGAAGCACTCCCGGTTTTAGATCTAGCGCTCGAAACGAGCGATCCACTCAAGAAACTTGGCCGTAACCGATGCACTTGGAAGTTAGTAGATAAATATCGCGATAAGAAGATCAAGAGCGTTATTCATTTTCGCAGAATTATGGAGAGCTATGAACTCTCGGAAGATGACCCACCTACCAGGGCTGAGGTGTTGCGTAGAGTCGAGGAGTTCTTCCTTAATCCCAAGTTAGAGACTAGAGATGCATTTGACGAATTTGTAGTTGAGAAGAAGCGTGTGCAAAGTGCCCTGGCCGCGTGCGAAGGCTTCCTTTCCGAACTCCAGAAGTTCAGGCTCAGGTACACAACGAATGAAGACGAGCGCCAAAACCTTCGTAAGGCGCTTCGCCAAGTGCAAGCATATTGTAAAAGCTTAGAGAGTGCACTTGAAGGAAGCGATGATCCCGAGGCCGAGCAAGACTGACCATGAGGCAGCTCATCAAAAGCGTCAAGGCTGCACTACGTTTTCGCGACTATAGGCCGAAACCACTGTCATTTCTGTCGGCAAGACGCTGGGTGAACCAATTTGAGAGGAAGGACCGCAAACTGGTCGGGCAACTCCTCGACAACGTAATCTACTTTTCTGAATTGAGAACAAGGGACATTTTGGTGGCGCAGAACGAACTGCTCACGAAACGGCTGTCCAATGCAGGGTTATCGTCCAAAAAGCTAATTTATGTGCAGCTTCATGACGCGGGAAGCAGTAGCCCCGTAATGCTAAATCTGCTCCGTGACGCCGCGAACCTAGAGCGATTGGGATGCCATTTAGTTGATGCACGCGATACGCTCCGACTTATTAGGATAATGAATAAAATTGGTGAAGGTGCGTTGATATATGTTGATGACTTTGTAGGAAGCGGCGATCAGTTTTGCTCTGAGCGGGATTTTGCGGCCAGCAACTTTGTAGGCACTTTTTCAGAGTTTGTACTGGCACCGAGTATATGCGAGGAAGCGTTCGAGGAGTTGGATAAACGAGGAATTCAGGCCTTTACAGGTCATAAACACATGAAAGAGGAGCGTCCACTGCATGCCAATTGCACTGTTTTTGACCAGGACGACAAGGACCGCCTCGTAAATATATGCAACAGAATTTCCAAATTCGGGCTTGGATACAAAGAACTTGCGACTATGGTCGTGTGTTACCGTAATGCCCCAGACAATGTGCCAATCATCTTACGCGGTAGTTTAAACCAGACGCCATATTTTGGGATATTCCCCAGGACCACCGACCTCCCTGGATCCGTGACCTTGAGTAGCCGAGCGACGCGGCTCAGGGCAACCTGTGCCCTTGAGCAGGACGAGAGACTCTCTCTTGGCCGGTTGGAGGGTTCTTGTCACTGGGTCATGCCTGCCATGCCG